CGAATCTGTAAAGAAGCTGGGTAAGTTCTTTACCGTTGTGCCAATAACTGTAAAGGTACTTGCGAATAAGTCTATCAAATACACACTAAATTCACTAGCCATATTTACAGCACCAATAATACTGTCTTTAAAGAACGATGGCAGTTGTGCCACTACATTTGATATTTGTGTAAAGGCTGCTACAACGGTATTGAGTACAAAGTTAAAACCAATTTTAAAGGCATTAGCAACCATATCTAATGCTTTCTTTGCAGGACCACTTATACTTGCTATAAAATCTCTAATACTACCTGTTGCTGAACTAGCTACCTCTTTTAGATAGGTGAACGCATTAAAGAACAATTGACCAATATTATTCATTACGGTCTTAAAGCCATCCGGCAGATTACTAATAAAACTCAATACATTTTCAAACGCTGTTTTTGCTACATCTTTCAAATACTGGAATACTTTTTGTGCAGTTGTGCCAATAAAATTAAATGCCGTTCCGATATTTTCTGGTATTGCTTTTACAAAATTTAAAATATTTTCAAAAGCAGTCTTGGCAAAATCTTTAATACTTTTAAACACTTCTGCGGACTTTTGCCCAATATCGTTATAACCTTGTCTGAATTTTTCTGGTAGTTCTTTAAAGTAATCTATCACAGCGTTAAAACTTGACCTTGCAATAGTTGCAAAGTATTGAAATGCAGTATTTGCACCATTGCCCAACATGTTAAACACTGCTCCCACTACTTCGCCAAAACTAGCTGCTGTGCCGCCAACTTGTACCATAGTATCCTGAAAGTATGTAAAGGCTGCTACTAACCCTGTAATTGCTGCGGTAAGCGGGAAGAATCTACCCAAAATCTTAATTAAGGTACCAATAACTGGCAGTGACTTGGCTATATTTTTAATAGCACCGCCCAGTGTTTTAAACATTCCAGCACCACGCCTTGTACCTTTAAACATCTGGCTAAAGAATAGTGTCATCTGGTTAAGAGCTGCACCACCCATTACGGTAAAGATTGCGTTTCTAATCATATCAATATTTGCTATCAGGAAGTTAATGCCTGATGCCGCACTTTTAACTGCTTCACCTAAATTAATGCCTAACTCTTTGGCTACTTCTTTGTTCTTTGCTATCAGTTCACTCATATGAGTAATAACACCCGTTATGGCTGGCGCTAAACCTTCCATAAACGCTGTTTTGGATTCATATATTTTGCCTGTTAAGTTGCTTATAGATTGATCAAGAGTTTTTGCGTGAGCTGCTGCTGCACCACCAAATTTGCCGCCTTCTTCACCTAATGCAATTAATTGTTGTGTGAGTTCTGCTGTACTTGATGCTATAATCTTTTGTCCGTTACCAACATCAGCCACGAACTTACCATTCTCTTTGCTGACTTTGATACCAAACTCTTTTAATCGTTCAAATTCACCAGTTAGGGCATCTGCAACGGCTTCACCCAATTGTGTCATACTTTTGCCGTTTGCTGTTGCTATATTACTAAATGCTTTTAGTGATTTACTGGTTGTTTCAATACCACGGCTTTTGAACAATACAAAAGCACGGCTAATATCTTCTAAATCTTGTGGTAATTCATTTGCTAATTGGCCTAATGCAGCCATTGCTTTGTTGGCTTTCTCTTGCGTTCCCATGTATGTTTGCAACACGGTACGCATACGCTCAAAACTTCTATAGGTATTTGTAACATCAGCAGCAACACGAGTTAAACCAATACCAGCCAATACAGCACCAATACCCTTGAAGGCACTATTAACGCCTCGAGAACTACGCTCGAGACGCTTTATATTTTTATCTATTCTTTTTAGTGGTGCCGAAGATTGATCAACTGCTTTAACGATCAATTCATATGTGGTAGCCATTCCATTTTCTCCAAATTATCGCGGTTTTCGTCCCGCTTTCTTATTTTGTCTCCTTTGGTGTTCGGCTACATATTCAAAGTATCGAACCCAGCCTTTAAACTCGATACTACTCATCTTATTTAGCAGGTCTTCCACCGTCATTCCTAGGTCCAGGGCTAACTTATAAGCGAACATAACGGTGGAAGATTCAGTTAGTTTTTTACCATTTCGTCCTGTTCAGCACTATCATTCATTTCAGTTACCACACGCAAGATAACTTTAGGATCTGCCATACGCATTAATTTCAGACGATCTGCCATTGAAAATAATGCTTTGCCCTCTTTATCTCTTGCTTTAAGGATCAGTGTTACCACTAACGCCTCTGTGTGTTTGTTTGCCTGTGTGAGCTCAATTACTTTGCTCTCTTCAGCCATAGTACTGGTTGCTTTCCAATAAATTTCTTCATCCCATTCAGGAACTTGAATTGGACCCATAAGTCCGCCGCTTAACACCGATTCGAAGTGTGTTTCTACTTTATCAATAAGTTTTGTCATTAGTTTGATCGCCTTGTCATGTATAATGCCCTCTGAGCTGCGGGTTCGAATATGGGGCCGCGCCTTCTACCAGCGTTATCTGTAACTGCACCATCTAAAATTCCAATATATGGTACTTTGTTATCTATTTGTCCGCCTCGACCTAATTTAAAGTCTCTGCTGACACGCCAGCCTCTTTGGGCTCTTCCTGTTCTTACAGGAGTAAATTGTTTCGCTAGTGTATTTATATTTGTCAAATACAGGTTGACGCTACGCTCAAGAAAATTATCCATATCACGAATAACTGCCTGTGCTGTGCGTAGCGTCTTACCCATTTTATATTACGCTACTTTACCGTAATTAAGTGGACCATTACCATCAAAGTTAAGTGTGAACTGTGTCGCACCGTCGAAAGATTGTGTTCTTGATACACTTGTTACAATTGCTGTGCCTGAGTAGTACAGGTCAGTAGATGCTTCGCCTTCTGGATATAATTCGAAGTCGATCTCTTGACCAGCACGGACTACAGGGTCAACACTGTCAGTGTGGTTCATTTTTGCATCGCTGTTATCCCAATATCCCTCAACAGTACCTGTGAAAGAGATGAATGTAGGAAGAACTTCGCGAGCATTTGAACTTGAATCCATTGATGTAACATCGATTGTCTCTGTTGTTTCTTCTAGTGTGAAACTTGTTACATTAAGGATGTCTGCAGGCGTACCGTTAGTTACATCTAACTTTACGATTCCGTCTAAGCCTTTATTAGCTGCCATTTTATTGTTTCCTTGTAATTACAAAGATACTCTTGTATCTTAAGGTTTTGCCCGATCATAGTGGTATGTTGCACTAAACACTATTGCACCGTGGCCGTAAGGTTCAGCACTATCTATTTCTCTGGTTAATACTTCTGTAACACCGCTGTTAAACAGTACACCGCCAAATGTTCTATCCTCTTCTAACTTTCTTTCGATTGCTTCAAAGATTAAGTTCCTCTGACTGTCTCTGTCTTCGCCATGTACAACTATATTGATTAAGAATTCAATAGTTGCTGTTCTTGAGCCACTGTCACCAGTGTGGAAATCAGCACGAGTTTCATCAGCTGTCTCTACTAGTAAATGCGGGAAAGATGTTCGAGCCAACTCATCCACGCTTTTAGGTTCTCTGGTTATACTTTTGACATACCTAATTTCCGTAAGTTTGTCCATTAAATATACTGCAATAGTCTCTCTGTTACTCATTATCTATACACCCTTGTTTTGTTAAAGCGATTAATTTCGCTTTCCTGTATGACATCATCTGCGTTGCTGTCATACTCTACACCCACGGCCATTTCTTCTTTTATTTCTTCAAAGTATCTTTCTTTGTAAAAAGATATTTTGTTGGTAAAAGAATCATCGCCACGGAAGGGTGAAAGACGAGGTAGGATATATCTATACATTGCAAGATATATTGTGCTATGCTTCCACTGTGATGAGGTCAACAGACTATCATCAAATGTTGCACCTACACTTTTGTAAATTTGGCTATAACTGCTTCTTTGCGATTGGTTAAACCAGTGTACTTCAATGTAGCGTTTTACATCGGATGTAGCTTTTGCAAGTTCGTCACCAAAGTCTTCAACACCATGGTCAAAGATTTCAGTACCCACAAGTTCCATTAGATCATCATTTGTTGCATAGTTACTCATCCTACCTCTCCTTTATTAAAGTGCTGAGTCAGATGTTAGTTTAACAATTTTAGCTTGGTCAAGAAGTCCAGCACCAAATGCTGCTGATGCAACGATTTCAAAGCCACGAAGTGATTCATCTCTTTGTGTTGCAATGCGTAAATCACGCTTCATTACCATACCAATAGCTGCTGGGTGGAATACTGCACCAATTGCATCATCTGAACCGTCTACATCAATTGATGCTGATTCATAACAATCAATACCGAATAGTCTACCGATGAAATATTCACGGCCTACTTGTTCCGCCATTGCACTATCACTAAACGAACCACCTGCGTTTACAAGTGTTTTCTTTACATTGTACGCTTGGAAAGGTGATAGTACTGCTACCATACCTTGTGGTACACTGTTGTTGCGTAGTGTTGCTGCTGCTTTTAGTAGGTGGTCTGCTGTCATTTCTGCGCCTGCGCCTGGGCCTACTTCTGTTGATGCTGATGTGAATAGATCAACGATTGTTTCATCCATTGCTTGTGCAAGAGCGTCACCAAGTACACGACCTGTGTCTTGTGCTACTGCTAGCGGTGATGATTCTACAACGATATCCTGGATTGTTGCCATTTTACCGAATTCAGCTGCTGCAATATCAACTGCTGTTGCTGATACATCTTCGTTAGATAGATCTGCGCCTGCTGC